TTTTCAAACAACGGAGATTGTTAACGATGATGTCCCGGTCAAAAACAAAGAAGACGAAGAGCGCGAAGAAGAAGGCAGAGGTTCGTCGGGAGGAAGATCTCTCCCCAGAAACTCAGGTGTCTCGCGTGTTGCTGGTCGCAATGGTTGAGGCCTACAAGATCCTTCACGCCGGACTGCTTGCTGCAGGGGAAATCTCTGAAAAGGCAGAGAAGGCCGGCATCAAGCAGGCTCGATAAGTAAGGGGGCGGGGTATGTCTTATGAACTTGGTAGGAACGAGGATGAAATCCGAAGCATCATGGATAGGCTGAAGCAGGAGGGCGGATTTCAAACCAAGATCGAGAGTCATGCCTCGCCCCCCGACATGGTCAACAGCCCACCGCATTACCAAATGCCCGGTGGCATCGAGACCATCGACTACATAGAGGCGGTGCTTGAGCAGGACTACTTCAAGACAGTGCCGGGAATTGTCGCGCACTGCGTAGGAAACGTTCTGAAGTACGTGAGTAGGCCGACGAAGGGCAAGTTTTCGCAGAGCATTCGCAAGGCCGCTTGGTACTGCAACCGCGCAGCAGATGCGCTGGAGAAGATCGGTGAATGATCAAGGCATAAGACAGCTGTGGGCTAGTGTTATCAGCCAAGCCATCTGCGATATTGACCTTCGAGGAGACAGGGTCGTGCGTGCGCAGGCGGCGCGTTGGATAAACAGCGACTCCCAAGAGGCTGGTTCGCTGCGCTGGATCTGCGACATGCTGGATCTCGATGCGGAGAAAATTCGCATGCGATGCATGAGCCGCTCCGGCAGGAAGAGCCTTACCGGCAAACTGTTTTCAAGACGTGCGCTGGAAAAGCGCGTCGACTTCGAGGAGGAAAGCCGTGACTTATCTTTCGACTTTTACACAGAAGGTCAGTAGGTTTTGGTGGTGGCTGTGGACTGGGTACTACAGTATTGACGATGTCCGCAGGCGTATAGAGTCAGACGCTCGCAGGTTTGGCGGGAGGGTTCACTGGGATGAATGAGAAACTAACAGTTGGGATGAGCCGGTGCAGATGCAGCGGGTGCGGACACTACTTCAACAGTGTCGGCGCTTTCGATGAACATCGAATCGGGAATGTGATGGTAGATGGAGTGCGCAAGAAGATCCCCCGCAGGTGCCTTACCGTTGAAGAGATGGATGCTCGCGGTATGGTTGTAAACGCGAGCGGATATTGGGTGCGCGAGAAATGGGAGGGGGTGCCATCATTGACCGCAGAGGAGGCAGCATGAAGAGGAATGGCGATCAGTCCCGTGACCCGGATCGGGTTTACAGGGAACAAAGAAGGATAGCCACAGGCATTGCGGTGTTCCTGCTTTCAACGGTGTTCTTCTACGTTGTCGGCGTTGCAACAACAGTTGTTCTGCTGTTTAACTTTTTATTCAGATGACCGACGAACTAAACTTCGGTGCCCTGTCTGATGCTAAGCGAGAGGAGCTTAGCAGAACGATTGAAGAGCAGGCCCGTGTCATTGAGGAGCTTCAGAAGAAAGTGGAGTTCCTTGAAACCGTCATACAGGAGATGGAAATCAGATGGAACAAGTGGTGATGTTTGTAGTCTTCGCAATAACATTCACAGTTGTTGCATGTGGTTTTGTGAAGATGAAAAAGAAGTCGGATGAGATCCGCCGGCAGATCTGGAGGGAAGTCCCTCCCCCCAACTGGCGGTGCAGGAGGGGAGGGCGCGACTACCTCTGATTACTTGCGCTTATTCTTCAGCTTGACCTTCTGCTTCTTCTGCTTCGGCGGCTCGACGCTCGGCGTAGAAGGCGACGTTGAACTCAACTTGGGTTTGACGAATCTGCTCAGCAATTTCTTTACGAAGTCCATATTTCTCTTCCCTAGTTAAAGTTTCATCCTGCTGGATGTCCAAGTCCTGCTGGCGCAGGTTTGAGATGGCTCGCTTCTGCTTGTCTGCAAACCGCGATAGTGCGGCCATGCCAGCAACAGAGTCGGCGTAGGCAAGCTTCTCTTCGGACACTTCGGTCTCTGACTCCATGATCGCATTGAAGTCACGAGCGGCTTCCTTTGCCTCCTTGGCATTCTCGTAGAACGCGCTGGAGTCATACCGACCGTCGGGCTGCCTGTGAACGGCCTTCAAGATCGGGATCAGGTTCTGCTCAGTGGCCGACGCAGTGCCGGTGTTGGCCATCGCATCGAATGTCTTGATGACATCCTTCACAAACGTACCAGCACCGCCTGTCAGGAACGACGTGATGTACTCGACAGACTCAGGCGACACGTCGATAGCCATCTTTCCGCCAGCGCCACCGCCGGTCATCTCATACAGAGCAGCAGTTACGTTCTGGAACATCGTATCGCGAGTGTTGTTCCAGTACCGCTCGCTGTCCGGGGTGACTCCAGTGAAGTCTTCCGGCATAAGCGGCAGGCCAGTCTCCTTCTCGCCAGTGATGAGAACCATCGCCGGATCGATGAGCGTCGGAGACAGGAAGGTCGCCATGTTGTCCATCGAGCCAAGCGGCGAGAAATGAAGCGATGCGGAATCTCGCATAAACGCACCGACCTTTAACGGGTCTGCGCCATTCTTCAGGTCACGAAGCGCATAGCCAAGGTTCACGAAGAAGCCAAAGCCATACGGCAGCGGGACATTGTAGGTCTCGCCATTCGGCCCGAAGAACACAAGGTTCTTCAGCTTAGTCTGGCGCATTGATGGCTTATCCCAGTACGGCTCCTCATCGTCACCGACAGCGGAGGCCGCCATCTCTGCAATGAAGTATCCAAGGGTTGCAAGCCCAGTTGCGACAGCAGCGCCACGCTTGCTGAACACAGCGCTCACCGTGCGCTTTGCACCCTGAACTGCAGGGTTGAAGAACAGGTACATTCCGCTCAGCACCGGAGTCCACTTGCCGCGACGGTTGAAGTTGACCGTGATTTCCTTCGCAATGTTAGTCGCTTGGATGCGCGACTTACCGTTCTCCATTGCGACCTTGTATGCGGCAACACGAGCAGCGCCTTCGATGGCACCGTTGATGTCCATCATGAAGTTTTCTACGCCCTTCAGATACCGCATGGTCAGGCGGTGGTACGTCAGTGGCTTACCTATCGACGCCTGTGCGTTGCGATACATGGACATCAGATCACTGTGGCGGTCTTCGATCTGCCTCAGATCAAGCGCACCAGTCTTGCCGCCATCAGCACGATACATGTCGTAGTACTGTTTCAGGTCGCCAGTCCAAGCGTTGTTACGCTCAGCACGCCACACTGTGTAAGCAGCCTTCGGCAGTGTTGCCAACAGCTTCGCGGAACTCCACAGCCCTTGGTCGATGCCGGTGTTGATCAGCGATGTCTGAATGTCGCGAGATGCGTTGATCAGCACGAACGGCGGCGACAGCACAGTCCACAGCTTGGATAGCGTGCGGCCAAACGTATTCATGCCGCCAAGGATTGACTTGATCGTATCCGGGAACTGCGACAGGACACTCGTCATCTGCAGTTCTTCGAGGATCTCAGGGTCTTTGATGACCATGTGATACACCTCGCCGCCCACACGGACTGGGAGGGTCTCCGCATCCTTCTGGATAGTCAGGCGGTATCGCACTTCCTCGACAGGGTTCTTGTAGAACCCGCGCTGCATGACAGGCTTGTTCACCTGCCACAGCTCGCTGTCCTTGTTTGCGAGGATGAATTGCAGCCAAGCTTTGCGGACGTTGTTACGCTCAACAGCGACAACAGCTTCCTCGTAGTCGGCCAAGATGTTCTCGACGATTGCACCCGCCTTGCTCTTTCTGCCAAGACGGCGCTTCGAGAATGCATTGGCAAGATCGAACCGACCGTTGCCAGTGACACGGCCAAGATCGTCGGCCTGCTCAAGTGTCTTGAGCGGGACGTAGTAGTTGTATGTGGCATTCCAAGCAGCAACATCTGCTGGGCTGACAATGTCGCCATTGACCAGCGCAGTCTGAGTCATCTTGGTAATGTTCTGGATCTCATCCGCGATGGACTTGATGCGCACGAACTGAGCCATGTCCTGCCGAAGAGCGGTCATAACTTGGTCTGCCTCAGCATTCGTCATGCCTGAGCCGCCATCCGGCATCTGCGGATTGATCGAAGCTATGCGACGGTTGGCTTCCTTGGCATGGTTGGCGTACAAGTACAGCTCGACATCAGCAAGGTCGACGTTGTTGTCTACTGCACGCTTGAGGATCGGCTCGACTACGTCCTTGCGGAAGCGATCGAGGCGGTTTCCGGCGCGGCCATACATGCGGTGCATTGCCGACTCAATCTCTGTCGACTCAGTCAGCACGCCGCCCTGAGCAGCAACGGCCTTCTGCGCACGGGAAGTGGCAAGCACTTCGTTTTGCACGCCACGCAGCAAACGTTGCAGGCGACCGAACTCAGGCAGCCAGTACTTGCGGCCCTGACGCACCTTCGAGAACTGGATCTCAGGACGCTCAGGCGAGAACTCGCCAACATTCCCAACAGCTGACTTCAACTGTGATGGGTCGTACAGTGCGAGGTTCTTGGCCCCAGTCTCCTTTACGTAGTAGCTGTCGAATCCGGCCTGCTTGATGGCGTCTTGGATCTCGACGTTCTCGATCATCTGCCACTTGCCCTTGGCAATGGCCTGCTCACGAGTCTCGCGGATGCCGACGTTGTTGGACTCCCAGATATCCAGCACTTGTTTGACGTGATCAGGATTCTCGAAGTCGAACGGATTCTCAGCGCGTATATACAATGGATATACGGAGCCACCCGGCCCAGCGTACGTGTTCGCAACTCGCTCGTCAGGTGACACGAAGATCGCGCCACCCGTGCCGCGGCGAAACACACTGATGCCTTGGTCGATGAACTCTTCAGCGCCAACGGTAGGAGGAATCGTGCCGTGGTACATAACCTTTGGTCGGCCACGTCGGTCTACGAGCTTGCTGTCACCGAACCAGTTCCAGAAGTTCTGGATGAACTCAGGCGTGCTGGCAATCTGCTTGCCGTCAGCATTGGTCTCGCTGCGAACGCGGGAGAACTGGATAGGCTTCTTGCCGATCGCCTCTTCCTGCGCGGCTACGCCAT